GACGCGGTAGCCGACGGCGATAACTGCGTCAAGGTTATAGAATTTCGTTTCGTAAGCCTTCCCATCGTTTGCAGTTCGTCGATATTTCCGACATACTGAATTTTCTTCAAGTTCGCCTGTTTGGAATATGTTACGCAGATGTTCTGTTACTGTACTTCGGCCTTTATCGAACAAATTGGCTATACTTTCTTGGGTAGCCCAAATTGTATCATTCTCCTTGTCAAGAACAACTTGCACACTGACACTTCCATCCTCTGACTTGTAGAAGAGGAAGTTTGCCTTTTCGATATTGTTTTCCATACCTTATAACTTTTACGCTGCAAAGATACGCCTTTTTCTTGAAAGTAGTCGAATTTCGCCACTTTTATTTTTAAACCCACCAGAAATGGTAGGTTTAAAGGCGTTGCAGTCCCACAATGTCAAAGAGCGGATGTGTCGAAGGAAGTGGCTAACCGTTAACACGTTTGGAGAATGTGTCGAAGAAATGCCGCTTTTGTTAACATGTTTCCGCGAAGTGACGGAATAAAGTTCCGTTTATTCCGTCACTTCCGTGAATGGGCAAAGGAACGATGCTTTTCTTCGACACATCCTTGTGTTCAGTTGTCAAATAACGTTTGACAGCTATATTTTCTCACCATCCCTTTTCAACTCATCTATGAAGTCCTTGTAGGGATTGCCCAACGTGCCGCCAAACAGGGCAAACATGAAAAACAACGGGATTAAGGTGTCTTGTCCGAAGTCGAGGTTCATGTGGTTCTCGTCAATGACAAGCAAAGTCTCTTTCTTCCCTTCGTTCTTATAGAGATACCCCTTGTTCTCCGATGTCAGCTTGCGGTACGCCTTTCCAAGCTCCTCATCCTTGCATCCCATTGAGGAAAGCTCGCTGATGATTGCGCTCACGTTGATGTCGTCCTTGACGATGTAGAACACCGTCTTTTCTCCGTATTTGTTTTCTTCTTTCCGTATCATGGCCGTTACTTCTTAAACTCGTTGATGAAACTTGAAATCATGTCGGAAAGCGAGTTGATTTTGCTCTCCATAGCCCCCATGCGCTTGTCCGTCTCCTGCTTCTCCTTGAAGGCGGTGTCAAGTTCGCACAAAAGGCTGTCGCACTTTATAACCGTCTCTTTCGCTTTTTCAACGCCAGCGAGGATGTTCTCGGCCTCGGTCTTCAGCCGCCTCACTTCGGGCAGGAGCAAAGCCTTGTCGGTGGCGAACACCACCTTGTCGGAGTACGCCACGGAGTTGTCGCACTGCACGGTGTAGCACACTCCCTTTATGGTAACGTCCACGACCTGCCCTGTGGGTGCAGTTTGTCCTACTTGCGGTGTGGCGAAATGTGGCATACCCACTGCTTCCACCTTTGCTTCTGAATATTGCATCGTGGTCTTATCGAGAAGATGCACGGTGCTGTTCTGTCTTATGTCTCTGAATGTCATATCATGGTGTGTATTAAATTAAAATTATGGGCAACAGTTATACACTGTTGCCCTAACCGTTGCCTCTTACGTCGTCGCCGTGGTGGTAGTGGTGGTCTTGAGAGCCGCGATGAGGGCGGCGTTCTGCCGCTGCTGCGACAGCTCAAGGCGAGCGTCGTTGTAACGCTGTTGCAGGTCTTGCTGCCAGTGGCAGTTGAGCGTGTCGATGATGCGCTGCGTGTTCTGCGCCCCTGCGTTGATGATGTCGCACGTCTGCCTCTGCGTCTCGTAGGCCGTGGATGAGAAGCCTTGCGTTATGGCCTGCCCGAGGTCTCTTTGTCCGTTTTGCAGGGTGTTGGTCTGCTGGCAGTTGGCGAGCTGGTTCTCGTAGCCCATCTTGAGGATTGCCTGCTGTGTCTGGCAGCAGCAGTTCTGCATCGTGGATGTGATGCTTGCGTCGCCCGACACTACGGAGTTGATGATGCGCTCTGCCGACAAGCCGACACGTCCGCCCACGTCTTGCAAAGTGGCGTTGAGGTTGCAGAGGCTCTGCTTCACGAAGTCGATGTTGGTGTTCGTGGCGTTGGCGATTTCACGCATCGCCGAAGCGTTGTTTTGGATGGCCGCCGTTACGTTGTTGATGTTCTGGTTGTCGCTGATTTGGTTCTGCAAGGCGGCGAGCTGCGCCTTGTCCTTGTTTTGGTCGTCGCCAAGCCAGCGCATCGCGTAGAGCCACACGAGCCACTGCATGCCGCCCCAGCCTCCCATGCCTCCGTTCATCATGGCCGCCATTTCAGCGGGGCTGTCCTTTTGGTTCATCATCGCGGCCCACATCGCCGAGTTGTCCGTGGGGTGTCCTGTGCAGTACACCTTCTCCGTGATTTTGTCAACATTTTCTGACATAATGGTAAAAAGTTTAAGTTTCTTCCTTATGGAATTATGGCAAAGGTAGAGACATTTAGGGCGGGAGCAAAATGATAGTTTCTCAAAGAAAAGAAATTAGTTCCTTGATTTCGGAAACGTGAGATTAACAATATTTTTTATCACTAAAACAAAAAAGTGAAATTATAATAAAGCTATAATTTATTGGTTGTTCCATTTCAATGTAATTTAGCGGAAAAGAAAAAGGATGGCAGCATTATATTTTGAAATAGGTGCGGATTGGGATAATATTGTCAAACTGCGCAATGAGATAAATAAACTCGAAGACCAATTAAGGAATTTCGGTCGTAGTACGCCCAAAGAGGAAATCAGACAGACAGAAGAGCGTCTTGCATCTTCAAGACAGGAGTTTAACAAACTAACCGTTGAAGCGGCAAAGGCTGGGGCGGTTATGGAAAACGGTTTCAAGAAGAAAATCTATGACGCTTCGCAGACCGTCAATGGGCTAACGGAGAAGATTATTGCGCAAAGGGCGGTAGTCAGGGAAGCTACGGAAAACGCCAAGAAACTGGGAGAGGCATATAGGGAAGCCGTAAGGAACAACAAAAAAGGAGATAACAGTGAATCTCTAAATGCTTACAAAGAAGCCAAATTAGCCGTTGACTCACAAAAAAACGCATTGTTCAACCTTACACAAGAACAGGCTAACGCCCGATTGGCCGTAAAAAAGTTACGTGATGAATATGCGCAATTCAAAGAGGATAGCGGTTCGAGTGCCGATGCGATTGCGGCTATCACGGACAAGATAAAAGGATGGGCGGCTACCATTATGGGCGGTATGGGCATAAAGGAGTTTATCGGCAAGGTCGTTTCCGTCCGTGGCGAGTTCGAGAACATCGAAACATCTTTGAAGTCATTACTTGGAGGCAGTGAAGAAAAGATGCAAGAACTTTTGGGACAGCTAAAAGAGTACGCCTTAATTTCTCCGCTTACTACGAAAGATGTGGCGAGCGCATTGCAAATGATGATAGGCTACGGAATAGATGCTGACAAGTCTGTGCAATATCTAAAAGCTCTTGGCGACATTTCAATGGGCGACACGCAACACTTCAATTCCCTTGCTCTCGCTTTCTCACAGATGTCTGCCGCAGGAAAGCTGATGGGGCAAGACCTAAACCAAATGATTAACGCAGGTTTCAACCCCTTGCAAACGATGTCGGAAAAGACAGGCAAGAGCATTGGCGAATTGAAAGAGCAGATGTCTAAGGGAGCTATTTCCGCCGAGATGGTACAACAGGCGTTCATAGCTGCTACATCTGAAGGTGGCAAGTTCTATGGCATGGCGGAGGCAGGCTCAAAGACCATCAATGGACAGCTTTCGATGCTTGAAGAGAGTTTTGATAATATCTTCAATGATATTGGTACGAAATCAGAAGGCGTAATTATATCTGCTATTTCTGGTGCGACTACACTTGTGGAAAATTACGAGACAATAGGTAAGGTTTTGGCGGCTGTAGCGGCAACTTATGGAGTTTATAAGGCAGAACTGTTGGCTGTCTTTGCGATTGAAAAGATACAAGCAATACAAAGGATAGCCACTATACAAGGCACTACGGCTCTGTCTGTTGCTACCGATATATTGGATAAAAAGACCGCCGCACTCAACGCCACGCTTATGAAGAACCCTTATGTACTTGTTGCAGCAGCGGTAGTAGCTCTTGGGGCAGCGATGTATTCTCTATATAAGGATACACAGCGTCTATCCACAGCGGAAGAGAGTGCCGTAGAAGCACAAGATAAATTATCTGACGCTACTGCGAAACTAATGACCGATGCGAAAGAGGAACAAGATAAGCTCGATGAATTGCGCGATAAACTTTCCAAAGCAGAAAAAGGAACGCAGGAATGGGAAAAAGTCAAGCAGGAAGTCATAAATCAATTTGGTAAATATTATAACAATCTCGGAGCGGAGATAGATAGGGTGGGCAATCTATCCACAACATACGACCAGCTTGCTGCATCTGCAAGGGATGCGGCAAAAGCAAGGGATATGGCTGAGTTCAAAGAGTCTTTGGGCAAAGATGCCTCCGAAAAAACGCAGACAGCACTAAGTCAAGCATCTAAAGCAATAAGGGATTACAACAAGAAAGCGTCAGAAAAAGGCAAGGCTACAATAAATGAAGCCGATGCGCTTAGTGTAGTCATGGAGTACATAAATGGAGAGCGCAAGCCGTCAGAAGAAGGGTATCTACTCCAACTTTTTACAAAATACTATGGGGGCAAAGTCTCTGAAAGTATAGAAAAGGCACGTTCTACAAGGCAAGAGAATAATGCTGTTCTATACCAATTCGAGAATAATGCAAAAGAAGAATCAGGCAATATTCTTGATGAAGTAATAATTACGGGGAAGAAGAGGAGCAAACCGGTAGTTGATAAGAAAGCTGCCGCAAAAGCTGCGAAAGAAGCTGCGAAGCGGGCGAAAGAGCAAGCCAAAGCGAACAAAACATACGCAGAAGAAGATGTACGATGGGATGAACAGCAAGCCAGGAATGCGCAGGAACGCGCCTATGCTATCGAGCAAGCTCGCATTGACGGGATGTCCGAGGGCAGCGCAAAGACCCTCGAACAACTTAAACTCGACCACCAAAAGGAGCTGGACCAGATAAAGAAACAAGAGGAAGAGCTTCTGAAAGCCAAGCAAGAACACGCAAGGAAACTATTTGAAGCCAACCCGAAGAACAAGAACAAGGACTTCACCAAGACGCAGAAGTACGCTGACATCGCCCTTACCGACGAGGAGAAGTCAGGCATTGAGGCGCAGACAAAGAGCGCGAACATCAAATACGACAAGGAGAAAGATGAAGTCCGCAAGCAGGAGCTTGACTCGATGCGCGAGTACCTGAAGGAGTACGGGACGATACAGGAGCGGCGTGTTGCTCTCATCCAAGAGTGGGACGAGAAGATACGCAAGGCGCAGAGCGAGGGCGAGAGACTGATCGCCGTACAGCAGAAGAGCCAAGCCGTTCAAGAGTTCGACAACGAGCAGCTGAAGAAGAGCTTTGACTGGGAGCAGATGTTCGGGGACATCGGCAATATGTCCGTGAAGCAACTGCAAGCAGCAAAGGGACAGCTGAAAGAGAAGCTATCCGACGGAAGCCTTAAAGTCGAGGACTACAAGACCATTGTCGAGCAGATAGACAAGATTAACGACGCTATAGTTGATGCGCAGAGCGGAGAAAGCATATTCTTCGGGCTGATCACGGAACACGCCAAGGAGCGCAAGAAGCTCGAAATGGAGGTTGCCGAGGCCATAGACCAACGGACGGCAGCGACACTGAAACTCGCGCAGGCGCAGGCGGGGCTTGATGACAGCAAGGCCAAGATTAACGACATGCTCATCGGCTACGGTATGCAAGACCAGGCAAAGGCCGACTTCCAAGACATCTCAGCCGCAGACGCGCAGCCGATAATACAAGCCGCCACAGCCAAATTCGGCGCTGACAGCGCGGAGGTGAGAGCCTTGCAAGCCGCGCTTGACACGCTTACCGACAGCACGCAGCAGGTAACGGAGGCGCAGGACAAGCTGGCTACGGCGACGGGCAAGGTCACCAACGCCCAAAACAAGCAGGAAAGCCAAAAAGGCTGGCAGAAGCAGCTGTCCGCGTTCCAGCAGAAATACGAGAAGTACGCCCAGGATATCGAGGCGCTGCCAGAGCTGACAAGCGCATTGGGCATTGACGCTGACAGCGATGTGGGGCGTGCCGTGCAAGGCATGGCTGACGCCGCGAGCAGCGCCGGGCAGGCGATGTCAGACCTCGCGTCGGGGAACTACGTCGGGGCGGCGGCAAACGCCATGAGCGCGCTTGACTCGCTGACGACAGGCCTCGGCATCGGCGGCGACACCGACAAAGCCCTCGCGGAGGACATCGAGAGGATGACGGAGGAGAACGAGAACCTCACGGCGGCGATAGAGCGGCTGACGGATGTCATGGATGACGCCTCGTACCTCAAGAGCCAGGAGATATACGAGCAGCAGAAGGAGGCGCTGGCGCAGCAGGAGAAGAACACGAAGGAGGAGATGCAGCGGTCGGCGGCGGTGAAGGACAAGACGACATTGTTCCACAACGGCACGCCGAGCTCGAACTACTACATCGGCAAAGGCATGACCGCTGCGGACTGGCAGAAGGTGAGCGAGGCCGCAGGTAAGTCCGTGTCAAGCGGGCAGGACTTCTTCAAGCTCACAAGCGAGGAGATGTACAACGTCGCCACGAAAGCCGCCGCGCAGTACGAGAAGATAAAGGGCCTCGCCAACGACGGCTACAAGGACGCGGCGCAGTTCATGGACGAGTACATAGGCTACTATGAGACCGCCAACGAGCTTGCCGACAACCTGAAGGAGAAGCTCACGGACATATCGCTCGACAGCGTGAAGTCGGAGATGAAGAGTATGCTGCAAGACCTGGACTCCTCTTTCAGCGACGCTTCGGACAACATAGAGACGTACCTGCGCAACGCCATTGTCAGCGCGATACTGTCGGGCGATGCCTACGCGGAGAAGATGAAGGACTGGTACAAGGACTTCTCGGACGCGATGTCAGACGAGGTTCTTACCGACGATGAGGCTGAGCGGCTGAAGCAGGAGTACCTGGAAATCTACGGGGCGGAGCGTGACAAGGTCAACGCCGCGCTTGAGGCGGCTGGCCTTGACAGCGTGGCTTCGGGGCAGTCGGCGAGCTACGGGGAGTCGAGCAGCATCACGCAAGACCAGGCCAGCGAGATTAGCGGACGGTTGACGGCAATGCAATGGAGCGGAGAGCAGAGGCTGGCGATACAGAACGTCATCAGCCAGAACACCGCGTCCCTCGTTACGCTGCAGACGGCAGAAAACTCTTTCTTGAGCGAGATAAGGACGATGATGTTCTCGTCCACGAACTACCTCGCCGACATACAGGTCGACACGCGGAAGATATACAATGAGTGGACTGGAAAACTTGACAAGATGCAGAAATCACTTGAAAAACTTTAAGTCATGACAGGAGAACTGAAGATAAACGGCAAAGACGCATACGACACATGGGGCGTATCGTTGGAGGACGGAGCGATAAGCACCCTTATGACACCCCCTGCGATGAAAGACTTTGTGAGTAACCAATCACGCCTTGAACACGGCAAGCGTGTCATGACTCTCAATCCTAAATACGACAGCAGGGAACTGACATTGGAGATGCACCTTTGCGCAAAAACAAAGGATGATTTCCTTACCAAATATGGAAAATTCTGTGATGAAGTTCTCTCTACTGGAGTGCTGCACATCAGCACCTCACACCAATCGGGCGTAACGTACCACTGCATTTATAATTCATGCACGCAGTTCAGCGCATTTCTAAGCGGTATTGCCAAGTTCTCGCTGAAACTAACAGAGCCTAACCCAGCAAACAGGACTGACACGAGTGAGAGTATAAAGGAACTGTCGGAGTAGTTTCGTAAAGATATTGCAAGGGAGAATGAACAATCGTAAATTTGTACGTTCATGGATAATTTGAAGATATACGACGCTAAGGGCGTTCTTCTGCTTGAGACCCCGATAAACGAGGGCTGCAAGTGGAAGTACGAGCTGATGAAGGAGGACTACATCACCGTGAAGCTCTCGCTGGGCGAGGCCACGCACTTCGGCGTTGGCTCATACGCCGCATGGAACGGCGAGACATGGGTCATCATGGAGG